TAGTAGTAGACTCCCTAAAGAGCTACTACAACAAAGATGGCAACAATGGAGGAGTTACAAAAAGAGATCAATGCCCACGAGGGCCAACTCATAATTGCAAAACAGAAAGTCAAAGATGCAGAGAAGCAATATGAGAAGGACCCAGATGAGTTAAACAAGAGGGCACTGACTGATAGGGAAGGGGTTGCAGCATCCATCCAGGCCAAGATTGATGAGCTGAAAAGACAGTTGGCAGATAGGATTGCTACAGGAAAAAATCTGGGGCAAGACAGGGATCCAACAGGGGTAGAACCAGGGGACCATCTGAAGGAGAGATCAATGCTTAGTTATGGAAACATTCTTGACCTAAACCACCTGGACATTGATGAACCAACAGGGCAGACTGCTGACTGGCTGAGCATCATTGTTTACCTGACATCATTTGTGGTTCCTATCTTGCTGAAAGCATTATATATGTTGACAACAAGAGGAAGACAGACGGCTAAAGACAACAAAGGAACACGAATTCGGTTTAAGGATGACAGCTCTTTTGAGGATGTGAATGGGATTCGGAAACCAAAACATCTCTATGTGTCAATGCCTAATGCCCAGTCAAGTATGAAAGCAGAGGAGATCACACCAGGGAGATATCGGACAGCTGTATGTGGGCTCTTCCCTGCACAGATTAAAGCAAGACAGATGGTTAGCCCTGTTATGAGTGTGATTGGCTTTATGGCACTGGCAAAAGATTGGACTGACCGGATTGAGAGCTGGCTTGGTGAGCCCTGTAAGCTTCTCCCAGATACAGCAGCTGTGAGTCTCCTAGGAGGACCTGCAACAAACCGAGACTACATAAGACAGAGGCAGGTGGCACTAGGGAACATGGAAACTAAAGAGGCAAAAGCAGTTAGACAGCATGCTGAATCGGCAGGTTGCAGCATGATTGACAACATTGATTCTCCATCATCAATTTGGGTTTTTGCCGGAGCTCCTGATAGATGCCCACCTACATGCCTTTTCATTGCTGGTATTGCTGAGCTAGGGGCATTTTTCTCTATCTTGCAGGATATGAGGAATACAATTATGGCATCTAAGACTGTTGGAACATTTGAAGAGAAAATGAGGAAGAAGTCTTCCTTTTATCAATCCTACCTAAGAAGAACACAGTCAATGGGGATACAACTAGATCAGAGGATCATTGTTCTGTTTATGGTAGCATGGGGTAAAGAAGCTGTGGATAACTTCCACCTTGGAGACGATATGGACCCAGAGTTGAGAACCCTTGCCCAGAGCTTAATTGACCAAAAGGTCAAGGAGATTTCAAATCAGGAGCCGCTCAAATTGTAAATATGCACTATAAATGTAATTATGCACTATGATTGTAACTGGAATCACCCATTATGTGAATTATAAGTGTTATACTACTGATTATTATCAATCACTGCCATATATTTGCACTATTTGGGTTTATTATGGGCCATTTAATCCTTGGGTGGGAATAATCATATGACGGGTGGGTCAGTTATTCCGTTGTGGGTGGGTTTAGGAACTATGCTACCTTAAGTAGCATTTTTTTGTATATAAAGATGTAGATATCAATTGATCAACACTAACAACTTCTGCCTTCTTTTCCTTTCTTTCTGCTTACTAACAACAACAACCTACCTCAAAAACAACAACTACCTCCAACATACTACCTCATTAGCTTTTTCCTTTATTGTCTTTTTAGGGAGCATACTACTACTA